TTATAAGAAAGGCAAACAACGATGTATCTGCCGGCATAAATAGAGTAAGTGAATACATGGTAGTAAGTCCAGACCGTCCTCACCCTTTGATAGATGGAAGGATTGGCTCACCTCGTCTATTTATATCTGCTCGTTGTACTAATCTAGTTAAAGAGATATATGACTATATATGGGCTAGGAAGGGTAGTGAATTACTAAACGCTAAGGAAGAGCCTAGGAAGTTAAATGACCACGCTTGTTTTGATGATATGACTGAAATTCTAACTGATAATGGATGGAAACTGTTCAAGAATTTAGGACCAGGAGTTAAGGTTGCTACCATGGATAGTAAGTGGAAATTATCATATGAGCATCCATCTGATTATATACAGCAAGATTTTAGTGGTAACTTGATTTCTTATAATGGAGCAACAAATCAAATAGACTTTGCTGTAACTCCCAACCATAACATGTTGGTTGTATCACAAGCGGATGCAAAAAAGTGGAAAACGCATACATTAGCAAAAGTTAGGGCAGATCAGTTAGGTAGAGTAACGACTTGGTGGGTCCCTAAGGTATGTAAGAGTGAAGACAAAGTGGATCTAAATTACATCAATCCTTTTTTTCTGGGTTTATATATAGCAGAAGGATGTAGGAGTATCACTAAAGGGAGGAAATATACTCATCTTGATAATAAATGTGATTCATTATTAAGGGATGCAGTTGATACATTGAGGATACCTTATAGCCTGTATAAAACTAGAAGTGTCTATAGAGTAAGTATTAGGAGTGATGAATTATATGACAAGTTGGATGCAGTAGGTAGACTTGCTCCTAATAAACGAATTCCTAGGTGGTTTCTGGAAAATGCATCTAAGAAAGAATTAGAATCGTGTTTACAGGGAATGATATTGGGTGATGGTTCTGTTAATAAGAATATAGTATATAATTCTACAAGCATAAAATTATGCGATGATTTGTGTGAATTGTTAGTACGTGTAGGAAGTAGTGGATACATAAGCAAGGTTTCTGAGGCTGGTAGGGTAGTTACTATTGGAGGGAGAGAGATCAGTAACACTCTTGATTGTTATAGAGTTATGATAAGAAAGACTGTTAATAATATAGGTAAATATTCAACGCTACAAACTAAGGACTTGATTAAGATACCTTATAATGGTAAGGTCTATTGTGTTACAGTTCCAAATGGGAGGATATGTACTAGACGTAATAACAGAATAATGTGGAGTGGAAACTGTGATGCTCTTAGATATGGCGTAATGACTCGTCCATCTCCTTTTGAAAAGGGAGAGAAGGAGTTGCAAGAAGGTACTTTTGACTGGTATATGAATGAGGCTAAGATGAGTAGAGGATATGCTGAACATAAAGAGGGATATTTAGTCAATGCCGAATGAAAAAGAGATGGAACTCTTAAAAGAAGACAAGGAACGGCTAGGAGTTGCTATAGATTTACATAAAATCAAGATACGCAAGCCGCTGGAGACGTTTAGACAGTATTATAGAGGTGTCCAATGGCAGTTTGCTGGAAGAGTTGATTATAATGATGAAGTCGTGGATAATATAGTATTTGGAATAGTGCAATCTTTCGTTGCGTCCCTTTATCTAGGCAATCCAAAAATCTCCGTCTCTGCAAACACGTCAACTGTTACAATTAACGGAAAGCAAGCAGATGCTACCTTAGGTGCAGTTAGACATCAACTGCTATCCGGTTTCCTTTACGAACAGCTAGACGTGAATACTACTATGGAGTTAATAACGGTTGACGCTTTCTTAGGTCATATGGGTATAGCATTCACTGGCTTTGAAGCTAAGACGAAGGGTATAAAGGAGAGTGTAGAAGATGACTCAGATGAAAGGTCTGACCTGTTTGGTGAGATTATTGAATCGGAGAGTCTTTTTGTAGACCGGATATCTCCAAGGGATTTTATTACTGAAGTGGACGCACTTGATCCTAACTTGAAGGATCATAAGAGGATATACATTAGGTGGGTAAGGTTGCCTAGTGAGGTTAAGGAAGAATATAAGAAGGATGTGAAACCAAACGGGCAAGTTGAGAAAAAAGATAACCAGCATCAATTTACTTCAATGAATAGGAGTGGGTCAAATGAAACTCCTGAAAAGGACGTATGGGCGAGGATTGAGGGATATACTTTATGGGATAGGGAGAATCAAGAGATAAGGGTTATAGTAATGGACCATCCTGAGTATTTAGAGAGAAAACCTTGGCCTCTTGACTATAAGGGCGAATTTCCAGTTGACCTTTTGTGGTTCAATTATATGCCAGACAGCTCCATTCCCATCGCAGATACTGGCCTGTATATAGGGATGCAAGATTACGTTAACATGATTCACTCTAAGATTATAGATCATGTTCGCAAACTAGCAGATAGGAAGTATGCGTATGATAAGAAGATAAAAAAGCATGACTTTGAGAACTGGTCAAAGGGACCAAGTGGTAGTGGCCTACCTGTCAACAATCCAAACAACGCAATAGCTCCTGTAAACGATGGTGGGGTATCCCAGGACCTTTATAGAGAGATAGCTAACACAAAAGCTGCTGTATCTGGTATGTTAGGTGTTAGTCAGTTTGAGACTGGCGGGAATCCCAACTTCAACAGTGCCACAGAGGGTAAGTTGGAGGCACAAGGTATCCTACCTAAGAGAGCATTTAGGAGTGCTAAGTATAAAAAGTTCTTAACTAGAGTTATAGCCAAGTTGGGAAATGTAGCATCTCAAGTACTCCCAACTACTGAGATTCCGCTATCAGGAAATGCGTTCAACGATCTTGCTAAGAATAGACCGGAGTTACTTAGCCAAAGGGAGACAGATCAGACTAATGATAATGGTCAGAAGATAATAGAGGTATTTCCTTTCACTAAGGTTGATAAAGAGTTGCTATCAGGAAGTTATACATATAAGATAGATATGATAGATACTGGGCCTGAGAGTGAGGTTAAGAAGAGACAGGATGCAGCTCTGTTACTTAAGATGAGCGAATCAATGCCTTTTATTAATAAAGAGGAGGCATTAAAGGTATTCTTTGACGCGTTCGGATTCTCTCACCTCAAGGATAGGTTACTTAAGGATAAGAGAGAGGTAAGTCAAGAACAAGCATCTGCCATGAAAGCCCAGATAGAAGTACAGAAAGCAATAGGAGCTCCCAAGGTTGAGACTGACCTTCAGAAGACTCAAATTAAGAGTATGGTTTCTTTGATAACAAAGGGTATAGATGCTGACCAGAAAGAGAATGAAGGTAGGAGAAAGTTTATCACAGAACAGGATAAGATGGTATCTAAAGAAGGTATATCTTCCATTGACAGGATATTTGAACTTGCCCGTGATGAGAACGGAAATAAGAAATAATGCCTACTTACGATTTAGAGTGTTTACAGTGCAGACTTAATTTTGAAGGATTCTCCTCTATATTAGAGAAGGGTAGCATTAAGTGTCCTAATTGTAACGGGAATACAAGGACATTAATAACACAACACGGCTTTCAATATTACGAGAGATGGGATGAAACTCTTCAAACTTACTTAACAGGTCCAGCGCAAAGAAGAGCGTTTATGAAGAGGAAAGGTATAGAGGAAGTACATAAGTGCGAGGTTAATAGACTTGATAAGATTATGAGTAAGAAGAAAAGACCAACTGTACACGAAGCATCACTGAGAGCTAGAAGGAAGGCTCGTATCCATATCGGTGATGACTACTGCTTTTAATAAGGAGGTGAATGGAGATATATTAACAAGGAGAGGCATCTACTGAATAAGCCCTCTTCACAATTTTAACCGATTTTAACCAACATTAAAATGAGGAAAATGAGATGAACCCAGAAGAAGACGGAACTGAATTCGACGACGGACAATCCGATGAGGATCAGATGTTTGATGAGGAAGATGATACAATACCTTCTGATTTTAAACAGGATGATGACTCGGAGGAATCTAAAGTTGAAGACGGTCAATCGGATGAAACTGAGGAAGAAGAAGATTTTGATTTTAAGCAAGGTTATAAAGAATTACAGAGAGGATATAACGAATCGCGAGAAGAAGTGAAAGAATCAAATACTCAACTTGAGTCTTTGAAGAATCAGTTAAATCGATTTGGCGGTGTTGAAAAGGTCGTGCAGGCCTTAGAATATATCAGTACCGATCAAGACTTCAAAGACCTCGCGGTTAAAAAGCAGAATAGTGAGGTCGTCGGAATAGACGAGTCTAAATTAAGTCCTCAACAAAAAGAGGCGTTTAACACTATTCGGAAAGTTGTAAAGAGTGAACTTTCTCCGGTAATTAGTGAGTTTAATAATAAGTTAAAGGAGTTAGTGAATACTGAAATCAACCCTCATACTTCTGCGATGAAGGATGTCAATTTGGAACATCATATTGACAAAATGAGCCAGAAGTATGGACCTGGTTGGATGAAGCAGCTCGACTCTATGGATAAGTTGAAAGGTAGCTTGAGTGACAAAGCAAAGATAGCTCCCACTTTTAAGGACTTAGATAGACTTTATAAAGAGTCCTTGGAAGAGGATGGGCTATTTGATGATTTCATCATAAAGCAGGCACAAGAGCTAGCTAAAGGTAAAAAGGGTAAGACAACGAGTAGACCTAAGTCATCTGGTGGTACCGAGACTAGTGAGAGTAATAAAGATAAGCCTCCTGCTAGTATTATAGAGGCAGGACAGAGAGTTCTCGCTAGACAAAGAAGGTAATCATATATAGGGGCATAGGTTTTTATTAATTAACATGGAGTAAGACAATGCCAGCTCGAGTCGAAACGAGAACTTTTGATGCGTTCCTTACTACCACCTTTGCAGAGTATGAAAAGAAACTGCAAGATCAGATCTTTGATGATGTCCCCTTACTCTCCTACATGAATGGGAAGTTAGGTAGGGCGATTAGGGGGACAGGCACTATCAAGATCACGTTAGGTGGTGGCGAGCGTATTACTGTGCCTCTGTTATATGGAACAAACACCACTGCTGGAAGTTATGCAGGAGGTGAGCAATTGTCTACAAACATTCAGGACGGTATTACCAACGGTTTTTTCGATTGGTCACAGTATTCTGTATCAATCGCAATTACAGGTTTGCAAAAGAGAGGGAATATGGGCACTTATCGTATTCTCAATTTATTGCAATCAAAGACCATACAGGCGGAGTTGTCTATTCAGGAAAGATTGAATCAAAATCTCTGGGCAGCAGCGTCTGCTACAACTGGTAATGCAGGAAAGGATGTAATTAGTATTCCATCATTGGTAGATGACACTGTTACTATTGGAGGTATTAATCCCTCTACTAACACATGGTGGGCTTCTACTGTCAACACGGTTGGTGGCGATTTCCTCACCAATGATGTTGGATTGATTCAGATGAGGAATACGTTTAATACTGTCACCATTGGTAACAAGAGTCCTGACATCGGTTTTATGCCTCAGAACTTGTATGAGGATTATGAACAGTATGGTCAGGATGATCGTAGGCATGTTAGTAATAAACTTCTTGATCTGGGATTTCGTACGTTAGAGTTTAAAGGAATCCCATTAGTCTATGATCGAGATATGCCTGTTGGTGAGATTTACTTTTTGAACGGGTTATATATCCACTGGTATGTGCATAGAGATGCTGATCTAAATATGACCCCTCAAGGTTTCCAGACTCCAATTGGTCAGGACACCAGTGTAGCCATGATTCTCTTACAAGCACAGGCTACAATTAGCAACCGACGCCGGGTTGGTAAGAATACCGGCATTACTACATAATAGAGGAGGTGATTAGCAGTGAAGATTTTATTTAGTGGTGTTCAGAGAACTGAAGCTGAAAAGGTCTGGACCGTAGCTCGCAACGTTGACGCTGACTCTATTACGACTGGTATGGTTGCAAGGTATGTAGGTGGAGCCCCTGCCGAGGATGTGTCAGCTGATGGCATTCAAGTGACAAAACTAGCAGTGGGCGACGATCCTAACATGCTCATGTTCTGTGGAGTTGCAGCGCAAGATATACCATCGGATGGTTATGGGTTGTTTCAGAACTATGGGTTTGTAGATAGCGTAATGATGTCTCATGTTGGTACTAGTATTACCATCGGCACCTTTGGTGGGATTAATAACACTCTCTTGAGACCTGGAGCGAGAGCTGGTACTATGTTCTCAGGTGGACCAGTTGACTTCACTTCAGTGGTACCCGTAACTCCTCTGTACAATAGAGTATTTGTATGGGCAACAACTACTCCTGCCATCAGTGCAGACGCACCTACGGTGGCTGGATTTATTAGAAACCTTTAACCAAAGGGGGGACTTCGGTCCCCCTTTTTTCTTTACAAACCGAGGGATTATGAAGCTATATAGATGTCTTACTTGTGATAACCAATTGGTTAGATTTTCTGAGCCTAGACATTATATAAGACATAAAGGACATAAAATTCAAATGGCTAAGTCATGCTCTCTCATAGAAATGGTGAGGATAGTATGGTGGAAGATTCTAGTAAAGATAAAAGGGTAATTAAGGTACTTTTCGGCATACCAAACGAAGGAGGCACAGATCCATTTGCGTATGATAATAGAATGGAGATGTGCTTTCACCTTGGAATTTTACAGGTGTTATCATCTTTAGGAATAAAGGAGTACTGTGGTGCTATTTTCGATATATCGGATAACGTCGAGTATCAGTTCTCAACTGGCACTGTTGGTAAAGTATTTACTGCACTGGCCAGGGAAAAGTTAGCGGAATATGCAGTAGATGGTGGATTTGATTACTTATTCATGGTGGATGATGACATGTTAGTGCCTAATGACCTCTTTGAGAAGTTAATAAGGCATAATGTAGATATCGTAGCCCCACTTGCCTTTACAAGAAATGCTCCTCATAAACCTGTTTTATATAACCTAAAAGAAGGATATGAGGCTGTTATGAAGAGTGATTACTATATAAACTATTCTGTCCCCTATTATCCAAAAGATGAATTAGTAAGATGTGACGCTGTTGGATTTGGGGCTGTTCTTATTCATACTAGAGTATTGAAAGGTATCAAGAAGAAGTGGTTTATGACTACTTCTGGGGCAGGTGAAGATATACACTTCTGTCATTTAGCAGGTAAGAATGGCTTCAAAGTTCATATGGATACTGCTACTAAATTAACTCACCTTGGATATCGTAAGGAGATTAACGAGGAAGTCTATGAGTTAGAGGGTAATATAAAAGAGCTAAGAAAGGAATACGGAGATGAACGAAAGTATAGTTGATATTATAATACCTACATATAACAACCTTAATCAACTTCAGCAATTTATTGGCAGTGTATTATGTACTCACAAAACGTGGCCCGTTCGCATTATCATAGTCAACAATGGGCATAAGGATTGTGCTATCAGACTACCCGAGACGGAGGTAGAGATAGAGGTAATAACGCCGGAGGCGGGTAATCTAGGCTGGACTGGTGGCTTGGTAGAGGGGCTTAAACATAGTAAGAGTGAGTTCGTAATGTTCGCCAACGATGATATCTTCATCCCTCCGTCTTCATACAGATGGCTCCGTAGTATGGTTAGAATCCTGATTAACGATCGTTCCTTAGCTGCGGTCGGTCCCTCATCTAACTGTGCTATGGGGCTTCAGAATATGTGGGTCAATACCCTCTCCTTAAGGGTTCATACAACCTTTCTCATAGGCTTCTGTATGCTAGTTAGGAGAGAGTGTCTGGATAAAGTGGGGGGTATTGACCCTGAATTTAACACAGGTGATGATATTGATCTCTGTATTAGGTTTAGAGATGATGGGTATAAGCTAATAGCTGACAAGTCAACCTTTGTCTTCCATCATGGATTCCAGACTGGGGTTAAATTACATGGAGATCATACTGTAAAGGGTGGGTGGAATAGTAA